TGTTAGTACTGAAACTCAAATTTTATTAGCAGATGGAACAAGTGTAAGTGCGGGTGATTTATATGTAGGTGATAGTATTAAAACATTTGTACCAGAAGGAATGCCATCATGGTTACCGGATGAAGATCAGGCAGAGTGGTATTGGTGGTATCATACAACGGGTAGTGCAGGTGAAGTAGTTGATGCAACCGTTAGTAATATCTATTTCTCATTTATTGATCAATATGTATCGATTAATGATGGTGCAATTAAATCAACTCACGCCCATCCATTTTATGCTTGGGATGCTTTAACAGATACTTACCAATTTACAAGAGCAGAAGATGTAGCAGAAGGTGATAAATTAATTAAATATAATATTGTTAGTAATGAAATAGAAGAAGTTGAAGTTTACAAAGTTGAGTTTATGAACAAAACTTTAGAAATTGCAACAATTACAATAGATATAGCACACACTTATTTGGCTAATGGATTTGTTTCACATAATAAAGGAGCAGCAAATGCACCTATTCCATGGACAAATTTAGTATGTTATTTAGAACCACACTTTGCGGCATCATATAACACAGGTTCATCTGTTACAAACTTAAATGATTTAGCAGGATATTCAACTGGTTTTAACTTGACTGGTGGTAATGCAAATCCGGCAATAAGTGCACCGGCATTTAACGTAGGTACACCAAAATCATTAACTTTTGCAAGTGGTAAATATGGTATTAAACAAAATGGTTTAAGTAGTGGTACAGGTAATACAAACTTTAACTCAACATCTGCAAACGGATATTCTATTATAGCATTTGTAAAAAATAGTGCAGGTAATATATTAAGCAGAGGTACGGATTATAGTTTAAACGCAACTACATCAACAATAGCATTTACATCTACACCAAACGGAAACACATCAGCAACTTCACAAACACTAACTGGTTGGAGAATGTTTGCAGTTACAACCGGTGCAGGTACAACTAAGATATATAATAATAATGTAGAAGCAACGAGTGCAAGTACAACAGCAGCGGCAACAACCGGTACATCTGATATTTATTTAATGCAAAACAATACTGGTGAATTAGGTTCATTCTTTTTCTATCAAAGAGCTTTAAGTGCAACTGAAATTAGTGCTATTTGGAATAACTTAAAAAGTAGATACGGATTATAATATCGTTTGAGAATAAAAATATATATTTATATATAGAATAAATAAATAAAGATTATGGCAAAAATTAGAGATGAGCAGTTACAAAAAATGAATGAATTGAGAGGCAAATATAATGAACTGGTGTTTATTATAGGACAAAATCAAATCAGACAAAAAGAGTTAAAATTAGAAGAAGAAAGTATGTATGTTGAATTAGAAAAACTTAATTCAGAAGAACAAACATTTTTCTCTGATTTACAAAAAGAATATGGTGATGGTAATCTAGATACAACAACTGGAGAATTTACACCTAAACAACAATAATAATATATTTTTACAAAAATGTTTGTATATTTATATTAGAATATTATAACATAATTTATAAGGAGAAACAATAAAATGGCTGAAAAATTAGTATCACCTGGTGTGTTTACAAGAGAAAACGACTTATCATTTATAGCACAAGGAATTGGAGCTATTGGTGGTGCAATCGTAGGACCTTTTAAACAAGGACCAGCATTTAAACCAACAATCATCACATCACCTTCAGAGTTAGAAGATATCTTTGGAGCAGCGGATGGTACATATTACACAGAATTAACTGCTCAAAACTATTTAAGAGAGACTGGTTTAGTGACTGTTTGTAGAGTAGCAGGTATCGGTGGATATACTGAAACAGCTCCTATTGTATTAACCGCAACAAGTGGTGCAGTATCTGCATCAATTGGTATTGTATTTAACGCAAGTAGTGCTTCAAATGCCGGATTCACTGGAACAGTATTAACAACAAATACTAGTGGTGATTTCTTTATTTCAGGTTCAACTATCGGACAATATAGTGCATCGGTTGATCCAGCAGATAATATGGATATAGAAGATGTATTTGGAACATCACCATTTGGTTCTAAAAACGCATATGTATATGGTTTATTTAAGAATCATGGTATTAATTTTGATTCAAATACAACAGTAACCGCATCAGTAATTGCAAATCAAGATTTTACAGATGATGCAACTTATGCTTCTACACCATGGATTCAATCACAATTAATTGGTGGTAGTAGATTTAATTTATTTAAATTCCATACTTTAGCTGATGGTAATGTAGAAAATAGAAGATTTAAAATTACAATTAGTAATGTTAAAGCAGCCGGTGATATTAATGGTTCTGATTATGGAACATTTACGGTGTTGGTAAGAGACTTCAATGATACAGATAAAAGAAAAGTAATTTTAGAACAATTTAATAATGTAAACTTAGATCCAACTTCTACTAATTTTATTGGTAGAATAATTGGTGATACATATTCTACAATCGATGGAAATGGTAAAATAACAACAACCGGTGATTGGGCAAATAAATCTAAATATGTAAGAGTAGAAAACGATGGATCAGCTCCAGTTGTAGCAGTTCCATTCGGACATGATGCTTATACATTACCTATCGCAACAACAACTGCAATTTCTAATAGAATACCAGCAGTTACTTATACAACAGCTTCATTAAGTTCTTCAATATATGCAAGTGGTATTAATTTAGAAGGTAATACAGATAATAATATTTATTTAAAACCATTACCTACAAATGCATTGACTGGTGCAAATGTTGCATTCGGTTTAGATTCACAAGTTGGTTTATCATTAACATCTTTTGCAAATGCATCACAACTTTCTTATAGAACGTTTACCATAGCATTTCAAGGTGGATTTGATGGAGTAAACCCAGCAACTCCAATCAACAAAGGAACGGATATTTCATCTACAAATGTACAAGGATTTGATTTATCAACTTCAGCAGCAAGTGGTTCAGTAGCATACAAAAAATGTTTAGATGCATTATCAAACACAGATGAGTGGGATATCAATTTATTAGTATTACCGGGTGTTAATCATAACGATCACTCAGCAGTAACACAATACGCAATGGATATTTGTGAGAATAGAGCAGATACTTTCTATATTATGGATCCTGCAGGACAAGCAGCATCAATTGGTGATGTAACAGCAGTTGCAGAATCATTAGATACTAACTATGCAGCAGTTTACTATCCTTGGTTAAAAACAATCGATACTAATACTGGTAAATTAATCACAGTTCCACCTTCAGTTTTATTACCTAGAGTTTATGCAGCAAACGATGCAACCGCAGCAGAATGGTTCGCACCAGCTGGTTTAAATAGAGGTGGTGTAATTGGTGCAGCAGCGGTATTAAATAGATTAACACACGCAGAAAGAGATGTTTTATATGAAGCAAAAGTAAATCCAATCGCACAATTTCCTGGACAAGGTATTAGTGCATTCGGACAAAAAACTTTACAGAGTAGACCATCTGCATTAGATAGAATCAACGTAAGAAGATTACTTATCACAGTTAAGAAGTTTATCGCATCTACATCTCGTTTCTTAGTATTCGAACAAAATACTACTGATACAAGAAATAAATTCTTAAATACGGTTAGCCCTTATTTAGAATCAATTCAACAAAGACAAGGTTTATATGCATTTAGAGTTGTAATGGATGAATCAAACAATACTCCTGATGTAATCGATAGAAACATCTTAAAAGGTGCTATATTCTTACAACCAACTAAAACTGCAGAATTCATTCAAATTGATTTCAATGTTTTACCAACTGGAGCAACTTTTAACGCATAAAATTAAAAAAAGATATACTTATAATAAGTAAAGGAGAATAAACAATGGCTGACGTATTATCATTTGATAAGATATTCTATACAAACTTTGAACCAAAGTTACAAAACCGTTTTATTATGGAAATTGATGGTATTCCATCTTTTATGATAAGATCGGCAAATAGACCAAAGATTGAAAGTGAAGTGGTAGAATTAGATCATATCAACTTAAAAAGAAAAATTAAGGGTAAATCTAATTGGACTGACATTACAATCACTTTGTATGATCCAATTGTACCAAGTGGTGCACAATCAGTAATGGAGTGGATTAGAACTTCACATGAATCTATTACTGGTAGAGATGGATACGCAGATTTCTATAAAAAGAATATTGATTTCTATGCTTTAGGACCTGTGGGTGATAAAGTTGAACAATGGAAATTAGTAGGTGCATTTATTAGTAATGCTGAGTTTGGTGATTTTGATTGGACAAGTAGTGATCCAACAATTATCACATTAACAATTACTTACGATTACGCAATCTTAGAATTCTAATCTAAAGAAATATATAAAAGAAAAGGGAGACATTATTTGTTTCCCTTTTTTATTTTTATTATATTTATATATACAAATATATAAGTTATGACATCAAAAGAATTCGTTATTTGGTTAAAAGGATTTACGGAAGGA